GACTATCTGTAGGCTTGCGGTGTTAACAGTATTTATAAAATTGGCTGTGCCAGAAGCATCAGCAAAAAGAGCGAACTTCTCAGGCTCAATGGTACCCCCGACGATCCCTTCTATTGAGATTCCAGGTTGAGATAATGTAGTGGCAATGGCCATTTAGCTATTCTGCCCTTGGATAAAGACAAACTTCCAGGAACCGTCCGAGCCTGAATCAATAACACCCCTCAGTGCTGTTACAGGACCAATAATCGTAGCGTCAGCATCTCCAGCTACACCAGAAATATCAGGCAATGTGCGCCAATGAGCCGTGCCGAGAAATGCATTACGAGCCAGCCCTTTCTCTGCCGGATCATCAAACGTATATTGGATACTGGCTGTGCCGGTACCGCTAAGAAGCTGTGTACTCGCCGATATATTGAACGGAGACTGACGAAAATTAACGGGATAAGCCACGGTTGTGCCGGAATAAATCCAGCCCACTTTTAAAGTATTTGTATCAGCCGCCGATGAAGAAATTCCGGTGACCGTCTTATAAAGCCGGAGTGATGATATGGCAGTCGTATCAGCAGGCCCCACCAACTCTTCAGAAATCACAAGGTCAAAATCATCAGTTCCTGTAATAGTAAAGGTACTGCCTGATATATCCCCATTACTTTCGAAAGTTAAAAACTGGGCGAATGGATTGCCTGTACCAGCCCCTGCGGTTAACGCCACAGTACCACTGGGAACGGCAAGGTTTAAAGAGACAGCATCATCATCTGTTGCTAAAAATCCTGGACCAAGCGTAAACGTTTTATAGTTACTCATCTTTATTCTCCAAACATGCTGAAATAAGTGGCTGTTATGCTGGCATTCGCGAGTATTGAAGGTGATTGTATTTCAGGTCTAACAAGATCACCCTTTACGGCATCCATTGGCATAGTCAGCGTAGTTGCTTTGGTATCACCATTACCGATAGTGATTGCAGTCTCAGCTTCAAGCGGAGTATATGAAGTCCCTCCATCAGTGGATTTGCTAAACGTTAAGACATAAATCTCCGTAGAGGCCAGATTTTTTGTGAGCGTTATATTGAAAGTGACACTGCCATCAACAGGTTCATTACTCGTACACTCAAAGGTTGCTGTAGCCGCATCTATTAATTTCCAGCGCTCAGTAGTGCTGCTCTGAGTAAATTCGCCATCACCTGCTATATCAAATGCATAAGCCTGGTAAGTATCTACTGCACCTGAGGCAAAGCTGGTCAACGCTGTATTGCCGTTAGCAGCACCACAAACAATGTATTTGCTGGCTACAAAATTAGGATTGTTAAAAGCGAGGACACGCGGGTCTTTTTGATCCAGACCTGCTGTACTCCATGTGCCTGAAGCCGTAGCACCAGCATGAGCCCGATTGATCTGGAAAGTATTAGCACCGATTTGTCGGTTATAAACAACACCACCACCATCATACGCCGTTGACCCTGTCGTATTTAAAACAAGACCATCCCCATCCTCAAGAACATTCGTTGTATCAGTCACAGTTATTGAATCTGATGCAAGCAAACCGCCAGATTCAGTACCATGATCCAAAACATTGAGAAGCTCAAAGGAAGTCCCAGGAACTGAAACGGTTACCCTAGCAGTGACGTTATACGTTGTATTTGTTGAATATCCTGTAACGGTTACAAGCTGGTTTACATAGACAGTCGCTGTACTGTTAAACAACGCTGCATTTCCGCCTGAAATCGTACTGCCAGTATCAACGCTAGTAATACTAGTCCCAGAAAAAGAAGCATTCGCTACAACAGTAAATGTACCGCTCAACCTGCCAGAGAGTGCCGAGGTATCAAATAAAGGCGCATCATTTTCTGTGTTTATTCCCTGTACCTGTATCCGCGCATCGTCACTAATACCTGGATCAATTCTTATCCCCTGCTCTCCTGAAGCAATCCTGAAAACACCAGGGCCAATAAACGTTTCGCCAGTATTGCCCTCTATCGTAAAGGTTGGCCCAGTCCCGAATCCATTGGAAGTACACTCAAATCTCACGAGACTTACTTCAATACAATCAGTGAAAGTAAGTCCTGTTGTGTACCCAATAAATCCTACGGGTTCATAGGTGATTAAGGTGAAATTCTCTAAGCTTCCTAAATTAGCACCAAAATAAACACAATTTGAAAATATGGCAGCGACAACACCAAATGTTGTGTTTTCAGGCGAAGTCCCCACAGCGCCATATACCGTAGCAGCACCATTATTTAAGATAGTGAACAAAGTCTCTACAAATAGACCTGTAGTTCCTGAGTTGGCAGCCGTGCTTAACCACGTGCCTGCTCCCAAATACACATAATTATTCACAGTAAAATTGATCGCGCCGAGATTACCCTGCAACGTATCATCAATGATCAAAGCATTAACAGTGATGATCTGAGCTTTCATCCGGAATAAGTCAGAGGTAAGAGTAATATCAGTGCCCGAAGCATCAGGGAAATCACTGATAGTAAAAACATCTACAACACCGTTCGCAATACGCGATACCGGTGTACCCAGATACTGAAGTCCATCCTCAGTCGTGAAATCCCAGGTTCCAGTAATATCTACATCTGAAGTAGGCGTCAGCACAGTCTCGCCGAGATATTTAAGACCGTCCAATGCCGTGAAATCCCAATCACCTGTGATATCTACATCTGAAGTAGCAATCAGCACAGTATTGCCGAGATATTTAAGACCGTCTGCCTCTGTAAAATCCCAATCTCCCGTAATAGTGGCATCAGAGGTTTCTATTAGCACTGTCTCGCCGAGATATTGCAGACCGTCTGTAGTCGTGAAATCCCAGAGACCGGTAATGGTGGCATCACTGCCTTCAAAAAGAACAGGCAAACCCTGGACCAGCAGATCATCCAGGACATTAACCTTGGTGAACTGCGTATAACCCAGCGTCGCAAAATTAGTCGCGCCGACTTCCGTCAGCGTTTGATTTAGCAATGAGAAATCAGAACCAGACATTTATTTAGCAGCCACCGAGAACGCCAGTAATGCAGCGCGCATTAAAGTTAACTTCTTCAATCTTTTCTTCTCCAGTTAATTTTGTCATTCCACATAGTCTTTACACTTAATCTAACTGAAATAGTCTCGGTTTGGTTGTTAGTACCGCCTGCTGAGATTATATTCGCTTGTATCGTCCCACCGTCTTCATCTGTATTGTAGCTTGTATTTAGCTCGACCTGCGTGTCACTAATTACCGCTATCACGGTATGATTTCCATTATAATTTGAAGTGCCTGCAACATGAACTTCAGAACCTCGGGAAAAAGGATGTGTTGCCCCGCCTAACCAAACTACTTCTAAAGTAGCACCTTGCCTAAAATTTACAGTTTCAACTTCTGGCCGTATAGTGATCGTGCCACCACTACCGCCTGTGGGGCTAACATAGTTCGCGACAACAAATGACCATTGGCCGTCACTATCTCTAGTTTCCGCGAGAGTAGAAGCACTCAACGTTAAAGTGGTATTTTGGTTAACACCATTTGCTGGGCGATAGTTATAGGCCCCCATTTTACCCTGATCTGCCGTACTAGTCGCTGTGATGTTCCAGGTTATAGAGCCGGTCAGTATGCCCGCTTTACCACCAATTAACTCACCCTGATTTCCAGTTGTAAAAACAGTTTTATCTAATTCAGAAGTGCCTGTAAGGCTCGAAACTTTAAGCTCCAATCTCACAGGAGCAGTATTAGCATCAGGTGTTTTTGTTATTATACAATTGAATTCTGCAGATGATTTATAACTACCCGAAACAAGACTATACGCTTGCCACAAAATCTTGCCGACTTCAAGGTCTACCCCTAGCGAACTAGTGACTTGCCCCCTGCGCATGACAAGTCCTGATAGACTTGCAGCAGCGACTGGACTAGCGCTTACAGTTTCAGAATATATAAGAGAATTTTCTTCGCTGACTATTTTAAGAGCAGAATTAGCTGAAGTATCTTTTGTCACGGCGGAATCTTGATTGATGATGACATCACCACCGGTTACATCCAACAAAGCACCAGGCGCAGTCGTCCCAATTCCAATATTTCCATTATTCAGAATGGTCATCTTGGTGGAGTTACCCGACATCCTGAGCTGCATAATAGGATTAGTCGTACCGGAATAAAACCAGCCAGCCTCGTTATCCGCGCCAATTCCGAAACGATAGGATAATTCAGTGCCAGAATCAGTCAATCCAAGCAGTATCATCCCACTACCGCCAGCACCGCCTTCTACAACTAATCCTCTGCTGTTTGCAACAGAAGTGACGCCTGAAGCGCCAGTGCTAATATGTAAGGGAGCAATGGGTTCAGTTGTATTAATTCCTACAAATGGATCAGTTGGGTCAATCGATAGAACAGTAACGCCGTTATTTTGTAAGCCCAGTACATCAGAGATTGCATGTGCTGGGTCATTAAAAACAATACCGGATTTTCCAGGCGTATCGCGACTACCCCCAATGAATAAATTCGCTCTCGAATCGTCGCCTGCATAAATCGCTACACTGACATCATTGGCACCATCTTCAAAATACGCCATTGCACCCACAGGTGTTCCAGCTCCGGCTGTGCCACCGGCACCAACAACATGAAAAAGCACCTCAGGATCAGCCGTATTAATGCCAACCAAACCTTCAGAGGTGATGATCTGCCTCAAAGAAACTGCCGTACTACCCTCAGAAGCGGTATGGAACAATAAATCGGTAGGAAGACTGGTTGGTGAAATGAATTTAGTAGAAGACATTTGAGCCTGGATATTGCCGGTTCGCTTATACGTACCACCTCCGAATGAAAACGTCAGATCAATGGTAGCATTAACTCCAGTCCCACCGGTTGTTACATCGTTAGGTGTAGGAGGAAGTTGACCATTTTCATACCCTCCCGCAAAGGTTAACTCGACGCCTGTAATTGCACCCACGTTAACACTGGTAACAACCAGGGTAGCAGCCGTTCTGTTGGCAACAAACACGCCCCCGTCAACGGTCAGCACATCATCAACGGCGTAACCACTACCTCCTGCATTAACGGTGGCGGTTATCACATAATTCGTTGTTGAAAGCCCATCCCATGCAAATAATTTAAGGACGCCCAACACTGCATTTGAAACAACAAGTTCTCCGCCAAAATTCCTACGACGTAACTGAAGCTCACCAGGTGAACCGTTATTGTTAGTAGTAGCATCTAAAACCAGGGCAACACCATTATCTGCTGTTCCCTGCGCATAAAAAACGGCTTTCGAGGGTAAAGCCTCGCCACCACTTCTTGTAACGACAACAGCGGCAGTACTTGAAGAAAGGCCGGTGCCAATAGACAATACTTCATTAATCCGCACTCTTTCAGTTAAAGACGATTCACCATCAGCGACAGTGAAGAGCACTATATCGGTAGGAAAACTAGTTCCAGACCATGCGCCGGAGGCAATAGCTTCTATCTTGGCACCCGAAGCATAACTAATGCCTTGCTGGTTTCCCCTGAAATCAACAGTGCCAATACTATCCTCGGCCACAAGAGACCCACCCTCACCAACCGTTCTGTTAAAACCTAAAACGGCTGATTGTGCCGCTAAAGTAGAGACACTTTCAAGGGTAATATCGGGTCCTGTTAGGGCATTTTGATCGCCAACAATTGTAAACGCCGAACCCTGAGGAGGAAAAGACCCAGGAAACGCAGGGTCTGCAAGGGGCACCACAATACGACCGCGAACATCCAGTATCGAACCATCAGTTATATCATCGTTCGTCCCAATTCCGACAGGCCCTGCGAACTGAGCTGTACCCGTGAAATCGACATCGCCAGCGTAGGCAACATCTCCGTTGAAGGTGGCATTACCGCCCACAATTAATTCATCGAGAATATTTACATTAGTGAAAGTAGTAAATTGTTTTCCGTTAATGATCGTCATAATTAACGCTCTTTAGCGGCGATGATAAAATCAACAGCCATGGTTCTTGTATTCCCGTCTCCATTTTTAACGCCAAAACTAACCACTAAAGTTTGGTCGTCGGGGAAAGAAGAATCCACGTCAAAATTTTCAGCAAAAACATCATCGATAAAAACATTAATCTTTCCCTTACCGTCAATATAAAAACCAAGATCAAGATAAGTGTCGGCGGTATAGGTGGAAAGAATTTCGTTAGACGTTAGCGTGCTCGTATTTTTAACCGTTATTAGATTAATAGCTGTTTCGCCATCAACCTTGACAAAATAAATACCATCGCTAACGGCAAGAGGGTTAGAGGCAGAAATCTGGAACCCCATAACCCACTCTACCCGAGTCACCTCAGATACTTTAAATCTAGCTCTAAACCAACCTTCTGCAGACAGGGGGAAAAGAAATCCTTCACTCTTTGTCTCCAGAAAATAGTGATTATTATCAGTCCCTCCAGTAACTATATTTAATACACCACCATCTTCGTCGGCAAGAGCGGCACTACTATTAACACTGTCAACGGTAAAATCTGTGGCAGCGAAGTAGTCAAAGTCCTCCCAGTACTGGTGGCTTTTAGTGGCGTCGGGAAGAATAAACTCACCGAGAGTAGTATTTTTTGCCGTGGTGGTTAGACCATTGGGAAAACGGGTAGTTGCCATTAGCGACTCTTGCTCGCGTAGAAATAATCTACAGCTGCTGTTTGGGCACCAGCATCTGCGCCTTGTAAAAACCTCATCAGTGGCGTCAATGCTACACCCTCAGGAATGTTGTCATCACTCCCCGAAGTAATCGGGACATCATTGAAATACGCGTGTACCTTGGTGCCGTCATAGTAGAAACCGAAGTCTCCATACGTATCGGCAGCTGACAGAACTCCAAGTTCCAGAATTGTCCTGGTGCCGGAGTTTGCAATGACCAAACTATCGTGATCGCTAATCGTAACAACGCTTACTATTTTAGAGATATCTGAACTCGTTGTGTCGACATTCACCCACTTTAACGTGGTCGTTGTTGAGACCGCTGTGAAGGTAAATAACTCATCCTCATCTCCAAGACCTGTTGTTACAGTGCCCAATTCATTATCAGAGGGATCACGCGCTGAAAAAGTGGCGGCGGTATTTGTAAATTTAAAATCGATAACGACTGTATAAGCCGCACCAACAACGGTTGTAAAAGTTGTCGTGGCAGAGGCAGAAGCAGCACCGGAATTCTGCAGGGTAACTTCAACGCCAGCAGAACCAGCAAGTGTTGTGCCAGCCCCAGCAACCCACACAGCAGGATCAATTAAACCCAGTGCATCGCTATCACCTATGTTGGTAAAAAACATGCCGTCGTCGGTATCTGCTGCATCGGTCACCAAGCCCACTCGATAACCTGTTGAAATCAGTGTTCTCTTGAAACGCGATTTCAGCCAGAGTCTTTTATTCGGTTCAACTGAAAATGAATTACCATCCTTAAGAATCGATGAGGCGGAAGTTGGGCCGGTCGCTATTGTAAACCCAAGGATGCCGCCATCTTCATCGACTTGCGCTATAGTTCCCGATGTAGCCCAATTGGCAACCACAAAGTAATCAAAATCCTCCCAGTATTGGTGGCTTTTAGTGGGATCAGGAAGAGTGGTTTCTCCCAAAGTGGTGTTTTTAGCGGTCGTAGTAAGACCATGAGGTAAGCGTGTTGTTGTTGCCACTGTTATCTCCTAACGTATTGGCTATACGCCCCGAAGGGCGTTAGGAAAAAAGCCCCTTGTGGGGCCTGTCATTTAGGGTCCAGCAGACCCGTACATGCCACGCGCATCAGACCAGCCGAAAGAATACCGCTCATCAGCTTTCATGCGCATGTTATAGGTGGTGAAGTCATTATCTTCAGCGAAAGACACAGTACGTCGTGTCCAATACTTCATGCCTTCAGGTGCGTTGGTTTTAATAAACCAGGCCGCATCACTGTCCAGATAATGATTGACCACATAACCACCAGGGATCATGTTCATGTCGCGCAATGCGTTGACCGCATTGTTGGCCGAATCATTCTGCAAAACAGACATTAAGATTCGTTGCGCTTCAAAACATAAAGCAGTGGGCACAACCAAACGCTCTGGCTGAAGGGCAATCTTTAAGCCACGCGGATCAGTCGCATTTTTAATTTGAATGACCAGGGTTTCAATCCCCTTTTCACTCAAGTCCGTATCGGTGGTTAATAGATTTTCATACGTGCCACCGGAAGGACCGTTAGGGTGATCAGAGTTGAACAATGACACGCCATCACCACCAGGCATGAGTGTTGCCGAACTAAAACCGTCATTGAGGACATCAGCGCCCACAATTTCCTTGGTTTGCTGCATCGAATAAGCCAGCGCACGCGCTTTCTTATTAAACACACCGTACAACTCATCTTCTAACGCTTCCTGCGTCACAATAAAGCCTTTGGCATACGTCAAATGCTGATACTGTGGGGTAAAACCCTGTTGGGCGCTGTCGAATTCGATTTCCTGACCTTCAGGCTTAACCGGTGCTAGACCGAAACCTTCATATTGCTGATCAAGCTCAAAATTCTTATGCGAGGTGTTTAAATCAAAAATCTTATCCCATTCTACGGGATGATTATCGTAGGTTTGGCCAAATATCTTCGCTAAACCTTCCTGGACTAGGCGCGGTATACTGCCTGTCGTTATAGTTCCACCAGCCATTAGCCTACTCCCGATCCAAGATAGAATGAATTAGCGTTCGGACGAACATAAATACGCAAAAAAGAATTGTCTGACTGCAATGTCTCCGGATCACCTCCGACCACATACCAGGGCAACACCGTGTCGATTGATGCCGGTGCGGTAACAGTCATATTGGAGGTAATGAAATTGTTGGAAACAGTGGCTTCGGTCGCAAGGGTACTTGCTCCGCCTCCAAAGCTAGCCGCCGTAAATATCCCTGTGGGGACTTCGACCGCATAGACCTGACGAGGATCAATTGCAATGCGCACAATCGCATCTACGTTTTGTAATCGCCCTGTCTGCAGAAGGTTTTGTGGGTCAACCTCAAAGCCAACTACCACACCTAAAGAGGCGACAGCCAGAGTACCCGTTGCAGCAACACAACCTGGGAAGCCGTCGTTATCCGTCGCAGCCAAGGTCGATTTATCCACGACATCGCCAATAGCAACGTCCAAACCTGCTGCGCCAGCATTATAAAAATAAGTTTCTACGATTCCGCAGGTACCGGATGCACCTAGGACTCGCACAGCTTGAAAGCCATTAGCCATAATAAACTCCGTTATAAATAATAAATGAATCCCCCAGGCATTGCCTGGGAACCTCACTCGCTATCTATAACGGACGTCTTTGCCGCGCAAGTGTAAAAGTCTTTAGTGAGAGGCCGCGTTTCTTACGGGCTTATTCTCGGGTTAGAGCGCTTGATGCATCACCTGGGACGTACTCTTTGACGCCGCCTGAATGATCCAAAGCTGTTTCTCGCTGCAGCTTACCACGTCTTTTTTCTCGACGCAACGCCTGGTCTTCTTGGAACAGTTTTTCCGGCAACATCATCAAGACATGGTCTTGACCGCGACCGCCTGGACGTCTGAATTGCTGACCGTTCGCATCCTCATAAAACTCCCACCACGCACTAATGTAGCGCTGAATACTGCCAGCACCATCGTCCAGACACAGGCGTGCATGACAGCCCCTGTCTTTAATTTCCTGCACGATCTGCGGGGGCACGACGAGCGGACCTGTACCATCAAGCGGAATCCTCTCCGGTCGACCTGAGGCCTTCTCCCCTCGCGTTATACCAGTGGGCGACGCGGAATTCTTGGCTTTCAATTCTTTGTTGCGCGCTCGCGTTTCCCTCGCTTGGGCTTTCTGCTCGTCTGTCCAAACGCGTGCTTTCTTCGCAGGCTCGGCTGCTTGTGCTTCAATCGGTGGACCGTTCATGAGTTAACTCCTCTGCGCGCATCGGCGACAACAGCTAAAAATTCTTCTTCGTTTGCGTAGGCGCTTTGTTGAGCGCGCCACACTCCCATTTCGCCGCGATCAAGGTCCGCCATGGTCAAGGTGCCAGTACTTCTACCCGCGCCCCGTCTTCCCCGACTGAACTTTGAAGGCCTCGAACGATTTTCATTAATACTCTGGTTGTCGTGATCTCCTCTGTCCATCGCGTGCTCGACCGCCGCTATTGCACCTTTCATAAGAATCGTGGGGTCTTTACCAGGCGTATTGTTCTGCTGCATATAACGCTCAAATTCTGCTTTAGCGAAAGCCGCTTCAGGCGAGTGCTCCTTTATCCACGGGTTTTCGGCATTCCACTCTTCAACGAGGCTAACCGCTTCACTCCTATCCACCTGGGGCGGGGGAGTCTCCTCAATGGGTTCCACCGGCACATAATTCGCTTTTTCTGCCTTGATCTCGGCATCAATGCGCTCGAACTCGGCGGTATCGCCCACCTCGACTGTCGCTTTTAACCGACGCTCAAGATCGTCTATGCGTTTCTTTTGCATGTCATTTTGCTGCTGGTGAAATATATTGTTCCGCTCCAGCGCTTTATCCGCTCGCGCCTGTGCGTCCGTCGCCGTTTTTTGAGCGGCGCGCACCGAGCCGATCAGTACACCGCGATCGTTATACGCCTGGGCAGAACGCCACTCATCAGGATTACCCTTAAATTCTGCTTGGGGCACCCAACCATCATGGCGCGCACGCTCCTCCTCTCCCGACATCGGCGGTTCTGCGTGAGTCGACTCAGGAGCTCCTGCTACTTCTTCATTTTCATTCATGATTTAATCCTCCAGATAAACACCTTTGATTGAACAATCAAGCACCAATCGTTGGTTTTCATAACCAGGCACTTTAATTTCAGTGCCCTGATAACGGTCCATTTGCACGGTGTCGCCGACGTTATAACCCCACTGCTGTGCACGTTCTTCGGGCGACGCACCATCAATGCCGTCATACCCCAAATGCGCAGTAGGACCAATAGCCAAGACGAGGGCACAGTCATGACCCGTTTGCTCGCGGTTATGCTCGGCATTACTGGTCAACACCATGCCTTTTAACGGCCCCTCTTTGACTTCCTGGTCAACAGACGCGAGCTCGACCAAAACATAAAATCCCGTCGGCTTAATCGTCATTCGCTTTTTCCTCTTCTAGATTGGACGGCTTATATTCCATCAGCACTTCCATCACCTGTACGCGCCCCGCCTTTAAAGCGGAATTGATTGCGGTTTCCTCTACCGGATTGGTATGTGCAAACAGGACAGGGTCTCCGGCTTTGTTTTGCGTAGCGATTTGTGCATGCGCAATCACCACCGGCTCACGCGTTACATTGTCATAATACATTTCAGCCAACTCTAAAAAGAACTGCTGCGTAACCCGTAAATTTTTCCAGACATTAAATTCCTCCTTGGAGATTTGCTCCACCTGGGATTTGCGGACTTGTTTCTGGACCTCTGATTGCAAGGCTTTGAGTGTTTGCATTGGGTTGTTCTCCTAGAGTGGCGATGAGGGATTGAATGCCCTCGATTTGTTTGAGTTGAGATGTGTATAGATCAATCTGGTTTCCAGCCTGTTCGCTTTCAGCCTTCTCCAGATTTTTGATTGTTTCAGACTTCAGTTTCTCAATCTCTTCAGGTAACTTGGCCTGCTTGACTTCAGCACCCATGAGCATTGATTGCGCGTTGGCTTCCAGCGCTTTGGCCTGAGCATCCATCAAGTTTGACTGCGACTCACTGAGCTTGGCCTGTGCTTGCTGTGCCTGGGTTTGAGCGGCCATAAAATCTTGGCTGGGGGGTGGCAATAACTCATCAATATTATCGATACCCAGGGATTCTAAGAAGCGATACTCAACAGCGCGAACATCAGCGCCTGCTTGCTGTAATCGCTCAAAGTTATCATTGAGAATTTGACCCTGTTGGATGCGTTGGGCTTTACTCGCCATCTCGGGGTTAGCGGTGGGCAGAATATCAAAGCCACCAGAGGAAAAGTCAGCTTCATAATCGGCCTCTGGATCATCCAAGACTTCTTGATAGTGCTTGGGATCAGTGAAAACCGCATTGAGCGCAAAAATAATCTGAAACTCTTTACTCATGGACCGCGCTTGTTCAGCCATCAAAGACGTGGTTGAGCTTTGCGCTTCTTCAATCATCATCAGCACGGTCGATGCGGCGGTATTGGTGCTCAATATCTCACTTAAATCCGCGCTACTCACAATCTCCTTCACAATGCCGCGCATTTCCTGGGCAAGCTGAAACAACACCGGACTGGGGTCTTTGAACTGGTGGTATAGAATACCGTTCATTAACTCCGCCGGTGCAATATTGGTAGATTTCAGCTCACCAGGCTTGAATCGATCATTACCCAGCTTTGCCCGCATACCTTTGGCGAGATAACCACTCTGCTGCGTACTCAAAGTGCCCGCGTTCACCAGTGTGTTTACGAGATAGTTAATGCCTTCGACCAAACCTGATAGCAGTTGATAATAACCGACGCCAAGAAAGGAGCCATCGGGGGAGGGCATAAAGCGATACGCGGTTAAGTTTCGCTCTGGCCGTATTTTAACGATCTCATATTTCTTTGCGGAGACTTTTTTATAAACGGGCTTATTGTCAGCATCGCGGCCAACCTCTACCCGAAGGCCCTTTTTCACAGAGCCGTCTGGGTTGTCGATTGGCCCCAACTCATCAATCATCTCGCCATAGATCGAGTCCAGCGTCACCGGCTTATCACCGTCGGTGACCATGATGTCGGCTAAAGTAAAGCGCGGGACAATACTGACCACTTTGTTGGACGCTTGATGGACCGTAACAATATACGGCTCCTCGTACCCGTCGCCGTCCAGGTCATAAAAGGTTTGCTGTTCCAGAAAATTATTGACCGAGTCATGGCTTTCGGATTTATCGTCATCATCATTTTCATTGATGAAGGACAACCCAATATCAAGCCACAAGCCCATGCGTTGCATTGACTCCACATCGTTGCTGCGCATCTCCAAGACGTGAGTGAAACAGGACAACTCTTCCAAGCTGGTCGTGCTCTGATCGATGGCAAAGGACGGGTATTGAATCAAGTCTGAGACAACGTGTTCTTTAAGAGGGTCGTAATATGTTTTCTTCCAGACCGTGCCCATATTGGGTAAGCGGTATAACAAGGATCGTTGTTGATCACGCCATTCGGGAATTTCGTGATTGAGCTGATAAGACATATAGCTTGAGATACGATCACCACGCGCTTCCTTTTCATTCTCGGTTTGCGCCGGAGCTTCAGCCTCTGTGGGTGCTGCCTGCTCGGTAATAGCGGGGGCCTCCATGACTGGCTGACCTTCTGGTGGCTGACCTTCTGGTAGCTGCATGCCCTGGGCAGGTGCTTGAGGAGGCGGCGGGGGAAGGGCCTTGGGTGCACTTGGCCCGATCACTTCAGCTTTGACCAAATCTTTGGGCCGCAACAATTCGGTACTGGCGCGCTCACCAAATCGATAGGCTTCAGTTTGGAGGGTGGGCGATTTAAAGTTAGCCGCTTGTTCCCAAGGCTCATCTTGAGTCTCAGTGGCAGGCTCGGCGACTTCTAACCCCCTCTCCGTCATCTTCAACCAGTCTTCCATTGAGTCCTGGTCGGCTTCAAAATCCGATTTAACCTGACTCGCTATCGTCACCAGCTCATGTGGCTCTAACAATTCAGCGATGTTTTCTTCTTCTGCAAATTCGATCAGGTCGATTAGCGACCGTTTGACAAGATTCGGTTTATCATTCATCACATTGTTCCTGTCTTTTTAACATGCCGAGGCTGATAGTTCTCTTCTTCATCATGGGCCACGTCTACAACGTAGCCACCCTGAAAGCCTAGGCATAAGTATTGTTCGGCATCAGCTGAGTGCGATGCCATGTTTTTGTGTGGTGTAGTTTTGGTTAACTCACTGCCGATCGTGCCAATAGTTTTGTAGTGATAGCCACCCAGCTTACCTTTGCGCAGCTCTTTGCATTTGTTACTGAGCAGATAGCCAGGCTCACCGGCACCACACATCTTGCTCATAAAGCTTTGCACGGCATTCACTCGACGTGTGATGTCATTGGTCGGGGCAGGCTCAGTCGTAAAGCCCATGTCCAAGGGGGTGTCACCGTCCATAACGTAAGCATCATTCAAGATGCCAATGGCGGACTTACCTTCACCTTCTCCTCGGTTATTGCCCGCAGGATCACCGAAAGAAAAGCCTATCGTCCACCCGTCAAAATACTGCTGCAAGAATGGCTTGACCACATCACGAGCAAACTGAGCCGCGCTCATGTCGTCACTCACTAGTTCCCAGATGATTCTGCACTGGCCTATATCGGTTAATTGACCAATGACACAAGCGGGCGTTAGGCCAAAGTCCCAACCCAGACAAATAGGAATGCCAGGTATAGCACCCACCGCTTTTTCGGGGCAGTGAAATCGATCGTTGTATTGTGGATAGACCGGCTTGCCTTCCATGATGGTGCCGTAGTTACCCAATACCATGACGCTGATATAGTCCGGTGTGTTGCCAGCAATCATATCTAGATAGTATTGATAACCACCAGGTAAGTTTTCGATGTTTTCCGCGTCGGGATTTTCAATATAGATGCCGTCTTTCTCTATCAAAGGGGGTGTACCCCGAAAGAAACCAAAGATACGTTCTGTCTCTTTGGTGTCAAAATCTTTGTTTTTGCTTTTTCGAAAGCAGCCCTCTTCCGCCAGTTGATACCACCAGTGATCGGTGTCAGGTGGGTTAGTGTCCATCAGTATGGCTTTGCGTTTACACGGCGTATAGATAGGATCGCCGTTCTTGCCATAGATTATTTGCCCGTCTTCGTCTCGCTCTTTGGGTGCATCATAAATAAGATTTCCAGAGTCATCATAGACATCTTCATACCCTGACGCCCGATTGGGATAGCGGCCTATGCGCTCTCTCGCGGCTCGAACGGTAGCGTATGGCATCTCTCGCGCTTCATTGAGAAAGATCACCGTGGATTCAATGCCTAATAATTTCTTCACATCCTGGGGTCGATCAATAGATAGAAAGATCACTTCCATTTCTATCGACGTGCCATCGCCCAAGTCTTGGCGCATTGTTCCCTGGATCACAGGGTTAAGCGCTATGTGACATATCCTGGGGGGTATCCACTGTTGGAAAGTCTTTAGGGTGGTGGTGCGTAATTCGGGGCCGGTGTTGCGGACAAGCACAAACCGCGACTTGCGGACGCCCTCACTATTAGGCCATTGATCCAGGCAAATACTGAACGCGTCCATGATGCAACAAACACTCTTGCCATTGCCCACTGGCCCCAGGTAACCACGCACGACTTTTTTCGACGCATGCATTTTGACGGCGGTGGGTGCAGCGTTGTAAATGGTATCCAACTAAAGACCCCCATCATAATGTGTGACGTCTGCATTCTTGGTAAAAATCTCCCAGTCCTTCACCGCTTGATCCGCGAGCGTCCTCGCGTCCTCGTTGCTGTAAGTGGCGAAGAGTGCAGCGAGGTAAGTAAGCTGCCAGAATTCTTCTTTACTCATCAGGTTTTCCCGCCAGGTTTAGCGTTATATTAACCAACGATTGCTTTTGCGCGTTGTCCTTCTCATATTCGCCATCCATTTTATTCAGCTCGGCGATCGTTGCTGTCATACCTCGGACATCCAGAACTCCTCGCTCGTCACAGACTTCCCCGCAACGTGTAGCTGCGTTCGACAGCAGCCTTTTCCTCTCAGCGACGTCCATTATGAAGGATTTAGCATTGAGTGAACGTGCCTGCGCCTGCATCTCTTTGTATCTCCCTTGTATCACCCCCATCTTAGATAGCTCATAGCCTCTATTTGAAGCGGTTTTATCACTGGCCTTACTATTAGGAAAAGCCGCCCTAAAGGCTACCTGCAAACGTAAATCGCCATGATCGAGTCGATACTGGTTAAACACTTCTATTTCTCCAATCGTTGGAGTTGCCTGGGAGATAGTTAATGCGCCGTTGTATTGGCTATCATTGCTAATAGAGGTGCTTTTTCCCAAATCTCTATGAATATACCATTCTTCGCGTCATCAACCTCCCCTTCTTCAACCCAGCCTGCCGACACTCCTACGGGCTCGCCGTTAGCGTCATTAAGCAGAATCACCTTCATTTTTTTCCGCAATATATTATCCAGCACTTCCTTTTTACCGCGTAGAACCAGATGGCCGAGATAGGCCAGGGCGACACTTTGGTCGCTGTCGTCAGCAATCATGCTTTTCCAGTACATCGGTTCAATAAACACATCAAGTTCAAATGGATCGTCTGACATCATCTCTCAAGTCTCTTTCAAAAGTTCACGTGTTTTTTCAGACAAGCCGTCCAGGATTTTTAATGGAATGCTCCAGCGTGCCTGGCCTCGGACGGCAGTTTCATCCGGCATTGGCAGTTTGGCTGCAGACTTCTGGTACTGCTCGGCGGCGGGAAAGAAGGCACTATCAAGAGAGCTATGTTTTTCGGCCACAAAGTTCAGCTGTTGAATAACCCGATCTTGAAGAGATTCCCAGACAGACTTAAGTGTTGGCCCTGTTTCGTAAATATCAAACTCAAGCGCAATACCATCCCAACCTTCGTCTGAACGAAAGAGATAGCCGGTTAATCGCGTTGGAGTTGATTTCATGCTTCAGCCTTTGTGGCTGATGTTTTCAGGGAGAGTTTTATCTTATCGCCTTTTAACTCGCTATAGATGTGCTGCCACTGCTCTGAGCTGGTGTTAAAGGATTTGATATCGATCGTAATGATAGCCTTATCTTTCCCTGGGCTCTTGTCGACAATCGTCCCCGAGAGGTACTGAATTAAGTTTTTGGCTTTATCAGTCATAGTGAAGCTTTTGAATAAAGGCCCATTAGTTTATTAAGTTTTGATTAAAAGATAAAGCTTTTATATAAAAGCGGTAAAGAGATGGTGGTTGATCACAGCCGCAATAGTGATCGCGAATAGGATCAGCACTAGATTTTCATCCATGATTGGGTCGATCTTATTGGGGGGAATTAAAAAAGGCAGCGTTAGCTGCCAGGCGAGACCTTAAAAAAGAGCGAGGAGGGAACAGACGCTCTCAGTAAGGGCTTAATTATACCACAGCCTTAGCGCCACCCCTAAACCCTTTATATACAGTGCTTTAATCGCTTTTGATAGGCAAAAAGGGGTGTTTCAGCGCCAGTGCCTACCCGCCACTGTTTTGGGCCAGCACCTCTGTTCCCAAGCCATTGATAAGTAACGGAATTGTATTTTTTGGACTACGTTTCTGCACCGGCATATGGCTGATTATGCCCTTTTCCCCGACACAGCCCGACGCGGCAACGTGTCGATATATCCTGGAATTTTAACCACGTTCATAAAACGTGTCGATTTTCTGCACTATTTTAACCATGTCACAAGTCCCTGAATATATGCAGAGACCGGCCAGTGCGCTGGTATTCCGGCGGACGCGTCCGCCCTAAATCAATTAAGCCGATACCTTTCAGGGCCTTACGAGCTCTTTCTAAAACATTTCTTTAAAATCAATGGGTTAGTCCACCGGAATACCGGTATACGCGTATACGCGCAGACCTATTAGTTCATCAGGGTGTACCGGAATACCGGTTGACCTATCCTTCTTAAAACCAGCCGCAATAAAGCTATCACCAATACATTCCGCAAGAGCTCTGCCAGCAGCACGGATTTCAGCAGAAGACACAGTCGCAATAGTGCCGCTAGGGCAGGTGGTTTCTAAAGGTTCAGATGGTGTCGCCACATTCACACCCCTCCAGGTTAGCAACTACTTACCGCAACGCTCGATCTTCTTTTGTTTTTGACCTTGAACTACGGGAAAATTACCGTCCGTCCCCTAGGACGCAACGGATGAATTTTTCTTGCCTTTGTTGATTTTGATCTTATCTTTTGACCTTTCTTTTAAAAAGAACCATTGATTAGATTTATAATAGACCTCCCCTAATAGCTCCCTTCCTGCGAGACAAGTCTTATCGTACCGAACAAGTCGTTTCTCGTTGTGAGCGTACCGTTTTAAAACTGAAAAGTCAAGTTTTTGGCATAGTTTATTAAACTGAGTGTATTTTTACTTTCAATATGATGTCTTCACCTTTACCGTGCTCCATAACCGCACCCCCTTTCTTGCAGCTTTCTTTGACAACACTCTTAATCATCAGCCTACTGTGCGCCGAAGCTTCTACGCCGATCTGCGCTGGAAAATCTAAAATGTCCTGCTTTAAATGCCCTGCGCCTCCCTTCATCTGCAAAAAGATAACCAGTTTGTTCATCATCGTTGTCTTCGAACTTTCCGTGAACGCCTTCCCTTCAATGACAGAACTTTCATTCGCATGCTTTTTAGCCTCAGTGGCGATCTCCTCAAGCTCTTCCAGGGTGAGTTGTCGTACCATGGCTGCCGTCTCTACATCCCCAAAGTTATCCTCTCCACGGCCTGTCTCGGCACTCTCAATGATATAGAAGAACTCCTCTTTTTTGTCGCAAGGAAGCTGTCGTTGCTTGTCGACCTTGGCCACAATACAGCCCCGCTCTTCAAGTTCATTGCGCACAAAGATAATCGCATCCACGATCGCGCCTATAACGCCCGATCCTGAGTAATCTTCGCCCGACTTGGTCGTGTGATGCACCAACATAATGTGTATATTCAAAGACCTCGCCAGTTCATTCAGCCCCTGCATGATTGGTGACACACCGTTCGCATCATTTTCTTGCAAGCCAGGACACGCCGAGCGAAGCGTATCAACCACCACCAGTCCCAGGTCGGGATGAGCACGCTGCCAAGCCTCTATCTTCATTTTGAAAGTCGGCATCCCCAATAGACCCATCAAACAAACATCTTCCTGCGTTGTATAGAAAGGCAATCCCTCCAGGCCCTTAAATTCACTATGGCTGTGATACGCCGCCATCATGCGCAATTTAATCGATTCAGGCGATTCAGCCGCTACATATAAGACCGATCGCTGATCAACCTCTCGGCCATGCCAGGGCACCCCCGCCGCTATACAGAGCCCCAGATCAACCGCTAACGCTGACTTGCCCACATTAGGTTGGGCCGCCACCAATGACACGTCGCGGTAAAGCAATAAACCCTGCACCAACTTCTTTGGCGGCAGACTCTTGTCTGTAAATGCCTGATCCCAGGCAAAACTATCAAAAGCGGGGCGTCTATTCGCCCTAATATCCTCTAATTTCTGTTCCTCGCGCCGCACTTTCATCTCGGCTTCATGTTGAGGACTATCGATATAATCAAGCGGGCCTGTATCAGGGGGGGCATTATCATTCATGGGAATTCTCCGGCAGGAAAGGAAATTTGGGATGCTCCGAGCGCAAAATGATCAGAGCGTCTTGATAAATGGTTTCATCTTTGGCACTGACCGAGCGGCCAGCTTTTTTATCAGCTTGGTAAATAGCGATAAAATAACAATAATATTCGAGCTCATCTTTTGAATGACGGCGGGTATTTCTCGAAAAATACCGCTCTTTTTTCTTCGGTTGCCACAATCCCATCGATTCCAGGGCCATCATCACTTCATATTGAGTACAGCCAGAATGGCAGTGAAATAAAATCTGATCACCATTCTTCAGGTCGATCGATAATGACGGGCTGTTATCATCATGAGCGGGACAACACGCGGTATAACTATCAGTCTTCACCCGCCGTGCTTTCTTAAGATTGTTTACAATGTTTAAAAAGTCGTCGCGGGGGTGCCTGATTAAGCCATTATTGTTTAACGTCATCAGCCATCTGCTCCGGTATGATCTCAACACAACAACGACCGCCCTCTTCTTTCTCAAGCCGGTAAGCGTGAATCGTCACGATCTGATCGTCATCAAGAAAAACATTCGCCGCCTTCAGTGAATCAAAGACGGCCTTTAGACAGTTATCCAAATCCCGTTTTCGCTTATCGGGCACCCATAAACGGATAATCGCTTTAATCGGGCCGGTCATAGGCTTAAACAGACCATGCTGCTCTAGCACGCGACCATAAACCTCGTTGCGATACAGCCGACCCGCTTTGCTAAGTACCCGCTTGCCTCTGACAGTGGCATACAGCGTGTTTAAAGTTGGCGGATACGGCAGATCAAAGGTCATCATCTGAACGCTCCTTTGCGGCCTGACGGTTAATCGTTATCTTTTGGTCACCTTCTTCGCCAGAAATAAAGGCTCCCTTTTCTATCCAGTTGTATATGACGGTGCGCGAGACATTAAACCTTTGCGCGACTTCAAGCGTTGTTTCACGCGTTTCAGCGATATAATCTTTTAATAACTGCATGTTTACTCTCCTTAAGGGAGGTAAATAATAACCCTATGCCGTCCGGCTTTCAACATTCTATTGAATTTAATTACACTATTCATGTAAAAAGATTCAACAAAACGTTGACAGTCTCCCTGCACTGGATTAAAGTTAGTCCAAGATCAATGCACACCTGGAGAGAAACATGAGCGATTTTGATCACGTATTTGCAGAGCCCAACAGTGCAGCCCATGGCGGTTTACTTGATAGCGCCATAGAGAGCTATCAGCACGATGAAGCTGATGAAACGACCTACGATCAAGCCTATGATAAATTTATTATTGAAAGAACTGCCTACCATCTGACTCATCCTGATGAGAGAGACCTTGATCAGCGACTGTATGAAGAGGGGTTCGTTAATACTTTTCTGCGCAGGGGCAGTAATGACCCACTTGATGGTGCCCTTATGCTTATGCGTGAAGCTCACTTCATCGCCAAAGGCTTTGCCGAAGATGACGCCCAAGAAGCAGAGCGCACTAAAATAATGGAGGCTTTGTGAAAGAATTTCAGATCGCGAGTGTTTGCGATGAATATGACGGGTACCTGGACGCACTGTTCGCTACCCATCAACCGAATAGGTCGGTCGACTATGACGAAAGTTTCGCCAACACCTATGCGTCGATCGAAAATCAAACAGGATTGGCTGAAATGGCCGATAGATTACTGATCAATAAACCGCACCGATTGGTGCAAAAAACGTCCGTTATGGACACAACGAAAAGGTAGACATCATGGCTTTAATAGCTCCCCAAACAACTGATTTTGAATTCACCCCAGCACCGACAGGTACCCACATCGCCAGATGTATTGGTATTGTCGACATGGGCCTACAAAAAGTTACCTTCAACAATGAGGTTAGCTGGAAGCACAAGGTTCGCTTCACATTCGAATTACCGAACTGCCTTATGACCGATGGTGAGATGGCCGGTCAACCCTTTACGGTCAGCAACAATTACACCTTCTCGCTGCACAAGCGGTCGATGCTGCGGCGAGACATCGAAGGTTGGGCTAACAAAAAGCTGACTGAAGAAACCGTCGCTACACTGGATATCCTAAAGTTTCTGGGAAGAGTCTGTACTCTGAACATTATCCACAATGAAAGCGGTGACCGCCTTTATGCCAACATCGCCTCGATTTCTCCGAAAATGGACGGCATGACATGCCCTCCTGCGGTCAATCCGCTGACCTCTTTTGAGATCAGCAATCACACCCCCGAGCAGTTTGCCGCACTTCCCGAGTGGCTGCGCAATAAGATCAACATAGAAGCTCCTCCAACACAGCCTGCTCAGGCAACTCCTCACGCGGTCTATCAGCATCAAGCCGCGAGCCCTGTAGCATCACCGGCTCCAGCTCAGGCTCAAACTCAGGGTACACAGGGGCAGCCACAACCAGTGACTCAAGCGCCTGCCAATAACTTTGACGACTTTGACGATGATATCCCCTTCTGACAGTTACCTGGCTCCTCAGGGATAGACGCTGGGGAGCCATCTTTCATAATTAACCGAAAGGAGTAACTGGAATGAATACTTACACGGATATTGAATCAATCCCTGGGCAAAAATTGTATGAATCTTTTCTTGAGGATGCCACCGACAACTTTAAAGCACCCTCAGCTCTGTCCAAAGCAGGGGCGGCTAAAGACCTTGGGATGGATGACAAGGATGCTAAATTCACAAGCAAGGATGATGTCCTCGCACTGTGGGTGGATGCCTTCAAAGAATCTAAAGTGGAAGAGGTGGCCGAGGAGGCCTGGCGCAAGACAGCTCTGGACGGTACTCACGGCGAACTGATCTCAATGTGCTATTGGGTCGACAAAGAGCCGGAACCGATCACGATATTTCGAAGGCTCGATGAAAGCGAAAAAGAATTATTGAACAGCTTCTTTCTTAGTCTAGATGCCGATCTGAAAGGAAGACCGCCCTACTTTATAGGCCACAATATTACATTCGACCTCAAATTCATCTGGCGACGCGCTGTGATACTGGGTGTCAAACCCCCCTTTAAGCTACCCATTCACGGAAGACACCGCACTGACTATTTCTGCACGATGAAAGAGTGGTGCGACTACGGCAAGTACTTCAGCCAGGACAATCTCTGCAAGGCACTCAACATTGCAGGAAAACCCGATGACATTGACGGTTCCAAAGTTTGGGATTTTGTAAAGGCGGGCGAGGTAATCCGAGTATCGGAATACAACGAGGATGATGTAAGAAAAGTACGCGAGATTCACAAGCGATTGACCTTTACTGCATAACTAAAAACACCCAACCAACCAACCAAAGAGTAAATATCATGAATGAAAATCTTGAACCTGTAAGAAAATGGCTAGCTGATCCAGCTTCTGTTACTCAGGAAGAGTTGTGGATAAACATGCAGGATGCTGATAGTGATTCCACTAATCTTTATATTCATAATACTGAAGCCGATAACGTGAAAGCTGCGTATATTTATACTCTGGTTAAGAAGGCTGCTGAGGCTGCTAATGATGCTGCTACGCTTGCTGATGATGCTGCTCGGCATGTTGCTGAAGCTGAGAATGCTGCTGATCTTGCTGATGCTGCTGATCAGGTTGCTGGTGCTGAAGCGGCTTATGCTGAAGTGAAATATTGGGTTAGACTCTATGACGAGCTGGTGAAGGAAATAGGTAATGCAATAACAACTACATTCCACGAAGACACTGACACTTTTTCTATCATTGGCATTCCTGCCAGTTTAGGTGGAAAGCATGATGAGCGAGGGTTGCGCATCCAAGATCACCGCGAAAAAGCAAAGACGAAACTATTTGATAACTATATGCGCCTACGCGATCAGATGGTATCTGAAGGTAAAATACCCACGAATAATCTCTAAAAATAAAAACCCCCAGCCTGCTGATACCAGGCCGAGGAATATTTAACCACTAACTTCCTACGAGGAAATTATCATGACTAGTATAGCAAAAAAATTAAGCTTCACCACCCTGCTCATAGCGATCCAGTTTTTTATGTTTGCGGGCCTCTATCCAGTGGTAACAGATACCTCTGCCTTTCCGGCTGATACGAACTTTGGACCCTATCTACTGGTCTTCTGTGCCGTCAAGATTGCAGGCACGTGGCTTGTAGGACTTTGCATGGCAGGACTGCATAAATCACTGTTCTCCTGGCTGCAGAAAAAAGAAGACAGAAAAGCTTATCGTGAAAATTATTTCTTCGCTTTATTTTGGTGGACCCTGGCTATCACACTCGGTTATGTCGGTACGCTTTCTTCACTTTCTCAAATCTAAAAGGATAATTATCATGGAAACAATTGCAGATCGTATACGTTTAATTGCCTATAACAATCGCCTGGAAGAAAGGTCAATCAACTCCACGCTGGCAGACGTTTGTGATATTAGACCACAGGCCGTACACCAATGGTACGATGCAAATCAAGCAGTCCCCAAGGCTATTCATGTATATATGATTGCAAAACATTTTGGAGTCGAAGATAAAATAGGGTGGATTATTAGCGGCGAAGAATCCGCGCAAGAAAGCCCTATCGATGCTTCTGATCTCTATAAGATGCTGTATTCGACGCTGTCTGCCATGCCAGGAGTATCCTCTGTGGAAATAAAGGACTTATCTTTTAAAGGTAAAATAATGTCCCTTGGCATTCTGAAAATTAATTACGCAAGTAACGAAAAACCAGAGGAGTAGATTGCATGGGTGCTAATCTGAAAGCGGCTGAAAACCTTCTGTTGGAGCACGCGGCGGCTCTGGGAAACACCAAAAAGAATCTGGCTAAAGTTGCTTCAGATTTGCTGAACTCCCTGGGGCGCAATCAAGCTGGGCGCATGGCCGAAGGCTGCTTCTTGGCGAAGGCGACTGTTCTGCGGATGATGGATGAAGGTGGCGACGACACCTATTCCCCGAAAGCGGATACGATAGAGCGGATATACCGCTATTTCGGCGCAGAAGTTCATTTGAAGCAGGTCAGAATCAAGCCCGAAAATCGAAACCAACCTAAAATATAACCACTAACTTTCCACGAGGAAATTATCATGAAAAGATATATAGAAACACGCGAATCAGGTGCGCAAGAACCCAACATTAAAAGAATTGTTATCGATTTATTTCTTTTTCTTTTAGTCGTAGTGCTTTTAAACGGCGCAATCTACACCGTTGAAGAAGGCCATATCGGTATAAAGAAGCGATTCAGTGAAGCGATTGAACAGGTGATTCCTGGACTGCACTTTAAGGTGCCGTTCATAGAAGTCGTGGAGCCACTGGAAATACGCACGCGTAAAAACGTAGAGAAAATGGCGTCATCCACCAGCGAACAGATGCCGGTGACAGTAGAAGTCTCAGCAAACTGGACAGTGGACAAAACAGCCGCGCTAGACCTTTACAAAAAGTACGGCGGCCTCACGCAGTTTGAGCAGCGCATACTAGACCCACGGTTTAGGTCTGCGACAAAATCAGTCATCCCGCATTACACGGCGGAGCAGCTAATCCGCGATCGTGCTTCAGCCATTACCGCCATCGAGGAACTGTTCATTGAAGAAATGACTGAGTTCCCAGTGACCATTGATAGTGTTCAGATTGAGAATATTAATCTGCCCGCAAAGTACCTGACCTCAATTGAAATCAAGCAGACAGAAAAGAACCTGGCTGCGGCTGAAGAGCACAAACTGGCCCGTCAGGCACTGACTGCAGAGCAGGCCGTAAACACCGCCAAGGCGACGCGGGATGCCACTAAGGCCAAAGCTGATGGTAAGGCCTATGCAGTGCGAGAGGCGGCCAAGGCAGAAGCTGAAGCTATCCAGGTGAAGGGTCAGGCTGAAGCCACCGCGATTAAAGCGAAGGGCGGTGCGCTTAAAAATAATCCATTATTGGTTGAGCTCACCGAAGCGCAGCAGTGGGACGGCAAATTACCGGTCACCATGCTGGGTGGGTCTGGTGCCACACCGATACTGGATATGCGCGGGAAATAGGAGATAGAAGAATACCCTAACCTGCCGATACCAGGTTAGGGTATGAAGATTAAATTTAATTTAATACAGGATGAATATCATGAAGAATTATGACAGAGATAAAATAGTTGTCCTGTGCTTGATCACTTTTTATGCTGGCATCGCCTATTACTTCTGGAGTCAATCGTGAAAATATTCACAGCGTTAATTTTTATGCTTGTCGCCGCCTGCGGAACGATAGACCGGAGCACCTTGGGTCCAATGATCCACACGCGTGACGGCGTCATTAACAGGCTGACCTGTAAAAAGCCCTATAACCAGCTTGTCTGCGTCGCCGAAGCACGGAAAATCTGTCAGGCTAAAAACGAGACAAGCGAATTTGTGCTCATCTCAGAAGGGCATATGAAGGTGCCATCAAGCCGCACTCGGACTGCAGGCGTAGTGATATTTACCTGCCATTAATGTTTTTTTTGGAGAAAAGAAAATGATTAAACGTAAAACGATACTGGACTTCGCAAGAAGAGTGGCTTTTTGCGCTACTATTGGTGTGGCTGGTGGTATGGCTATTGGCTTTTTAATTGATATTTATGGCAGTGGACAGTTAGGCAGTGACGACGATGGAGAGTCTGATTACATCTACCCCTATGGCGGGGATGCGCCTACACCAGACAATGGACTCTACACAGTTGATCCATATTGCATAAATCACCCAAGTAAATGCGGAATTCTCCACTTCACCGTAGAAGATGGAACAGACCTTAAGGTTACATCAGAGCTGACTGGCTTGGATGAAGACTCACAACCGGCGGGCTATCCTATAAACTACGCCACAGGGGGTACCGAGGAGGGTGTAGGCCCAGACGCTCCTCCTATCTCAACCAGCACAGATCAAAAAACCGACTACAAGATGGTCGGCAATGACGCTGTGGATTTTGTGGTGCCCGCCCCTGCAGCCTATAGGCTTCACATAAAAATGGGGAACACAAAGCACAGAACGTACTATGTAACCCCAGGGTGTCGGCTTTATGTCAAATTAACAGGCAGCATGGACAATGGTGGCGACTTGAGAGACCCCGTGCTTACCAACATTCCTGAGATGACCCCCAATGGCACCATGAAAGATTCACAGGGCAATCCTTGTGGGAAGATAGACTCATGAAGAACGATAATGAAATTCGGGAGAGCCACACGTTTGGCATGATGAGCCACGCAAACTATCGCGGATCAATAGAAGCCTCCGTCGTAGACGGCGTCCTTCACGGGAAAATACTGTTTATCAGAGACATGATTAGTTACGAGGCTGACACCTTGGGAGCTCTAAAAGATGCGTTCATAGAAGCGGTTGATGAATACCTGGCGGATTGCGCGGATCTCGGAAAACGCCCTAACAAGCCTTTTTTCGGAACGCTTAATGTATCGATAGAAAAAGATGGCGACGGGTATTTTGCACAGGCGATAGAGATAGATTACGCCGGTTGTGGCATGACGATCGAAGAAGCCAAGAAAAACTTTTTAGAAGGATTGATTCTTACACTCCAAAAGGATGGCGCGGTTAGGTGGCTGGAAATAAAATGATTTCTACTAAAGAATATATAGAACGGTTTGATAAAAAATGGATTACCATTCCTGAAACTGCATGCTGGTGGTGGATTGGTGCTACAGGGTCAGATGGCTATGGTCAAATATGGAATGGTCACTATATGGGGCGCGCCAACCGAAAGGCTTATGAACTTTATAAGGACCCTATTCCAGAGGGATTATGTGTCTGTCATACCTGCGACAACCCCGGTTGCGTGAACCCGGATCACCTATTTCTAGGAACCCATGCAGAGAACATGCTAGACATGGCTAAAAAAGGACGAACAGCAAAGACATTTAAGCATTTATCCTCCATGCAAAAAAGAGAAATACAGCTCTCAAATTTGTCTGCTCCACTTTTGGCTAAGAAATATAAGTGTGCCAGGAAAACAATATATTATACCAAATCAAAGGGTTACGATAAAATGTTGAACGTGGAACACTAGGTATTCATCTGTATCCAACCGTTTTTACCACCGGCTGTGGATTTCTTATAAAAGATAAGATTGGTCTTATCAAAATAATCCCAACCTAGAAAACCCTCCTGAATATTCTCAGGGGAGCCTTCACCCTCCAGGAGCTGTGCTCCTCGTGAAACAGCCTGCATCCAAGTTGTAACTTGCTGAGTGGGCTTGTCGACATCATCGATGATCGCACGGTTACGTCCAGGTGAAATAATCTTAGCCATTATGCCCACATCGCATCAATACGACTCATCACACAACGATTGTCACCGCTAAAGCGTAAGCGTACATTGAAATAACGGGTATAGCTGCCCAGGCGGTTCCATATCATCAGAGTATCGCGCTCGCCGGTAAGCCCCATAGAGCGTCCCACCTCATTACTGTAAGTTTTTCCTCCATCATCTGAGATAGACATCCTCAAGATCGGATCATCGCCCGAAGACGCCAAGCCAGGATCAACTGTTACCATCAATTGCTTCAGAAATATGCGCCTTAAATCTTCTTTGGCAATGGGTGGTGACGACCATTCTCTACTTACCCTGACACCATATTCCTGGTTCAAATCCAAATTAAGAGCACCAATATCAGCACTGATCGTATCACCCACAATCAGACGACCATAGGCTTCTAACACACTAATCACGCGCCATTTTTGGGTATTGGTACCGATAATGCTTTCACGTTTATGCCAAATGGGTCGTTCAGCCATTGTTGAGGCCGTAGAATCAAAGGCAAATGTGTCTTCGATAAAAGAAAAAATGGCAAAATAAGCACCCTCCTGGGCATAACTCAATGCTATCGTGCTAGCTAACTGCGTCGCTGTAAGCTGATCAATCGCGGTATCCACGGCAGTAGAGGATATTTTTTCAGGCTCACTACCACGCACCCTCCAGACCGCAGGCTGCTCGTTCACTCCACTGCCTACAAAGACAAAGGAGTCTTGAAAGTCAGCCACCGCAAAGGCACCCACAACGCCTTTATCAATGATAAAACCCTCGACCCTCTGAAGAGGAAAACCCGTTGGATTTCCCACATTCTCAAAGACTTCTGTGGTATCGACACCTAAGACATAAAGCTGATTTTTATAAACATGCAAGGTGACAATATTATCTGGGTCAACCTCTGCACCAGTATTATCCAGAGCATTAAAATTTAATCCATCATTCAGGTTAGAGGCAAATAAGAGGGTTTCAGTCGCAAAGATAAAATAACCGCCCAAATAAACCACAACATTCGCAGGGCCTAAAAAACCCGTGTCTGTAATTTCCACCAGACCTGTCTTTTCACTAAAGATATAGGCTACCGAATTAGGGACAACAATACATATTTGCGTATTGTTTTTAGACAACGATACGCGCCCTTCACCGACTATTGTGCCTAACTCAATAGCCTCATAGGTTTTAACGTTCTTATTGATGATTTCATCTATACGGTAAAGAATATTTCCATTGACCTGATAAGGCTGACCATTAAAAACAATACCGCCTCGGGAAGGCGCGTTCGCCGTTGTCGTTGTTGTTAATAGTTCAATACCTGGTGTAGGAATCAAGGACTGGCTGGCAAGCGCAGTTGATTGCGGATAATTGGGGTACCAATTTGTGCAGAGCTGATTAGAAATTATGGGCGATACAGACTGATAAAAACCGCTACCTAGAGGTATTTGCGTCATAGTGATATAGCCTGGGTAAAATCTGCGCCTGCGGCAATAACGTCCCAGGTATTTCTACTCTCTACATTCGTAAACGAAACCTGACTCCCTTTCTCACCCAAACCTAATTGGCCAGAACCATTACTTCCGGTGGCCCATAATGTGCCGTCCTCTTTTATGGCTAAAGAAAAAAATGTGCCTGCTGAAATCTTTGCCCAATTTGTTTCTTCGCCAACTTGGGTAAAGACATTTCGGGAAGTTGCATCACCCAGACCTAATTGCCCGCTACTATTTAATCCACAAGCCCATAATGTGCCTGTCGATTTTAGGGCTAAAGAAAAAAAGAGGCCAGCAGCTACATCAGCCCAATCAGTCTCAACGCCCACCTGGACAAAACTATTTTGATCAAGCACCCCTGGCCCCAGTCCCAACTCACCAGAATTATTATCCCCGCAAGCAAATAATTCACCGTCGTCGTTTATCGCTAAAGAATGCTCATTGCCAGCCGCAATTTTATCCCAATCCGTAGCACTTCCGACTTGGGCAAAAGTGTTTATGTCATCAAAATCCCCCTGACCCAATTGGCCGTTATCATTATCTCCACAACTCCATAATGTGCCATTCGTTCTTATGGCTAAAGAAAAGGCACCCCCAGCTGCAACACTTTCCCAGATCGTAGAACCGGTGACTAGGGTAAAAGTATCTGCATCGGTACCGAAATTACCCTGACCTAATTGACCATCTCCATTTAATCCGGTGCTCCATAATGTGCCCCCCGTGGTGACAGCAAGCGCATGTTCTGTTCCGGCTGAAATGCTTGCCCAGTCCGATGCTGAGCCGATTTTAGTAAAAACATCCAGATCGGTACCAGCACCACTATTACCTTGGCCTAATTGACCAGAATTATTATGTCCAGTGCTCCATATTGTGGCGTTACTCATTAGGGCTATAGCAAAACTTTGTCCACAAGTAACATCCTCCCATGTTGCAACGGGGCTAGTTTGAGTTAATACAACTTCAGCTATATCATCACCCAAACCTAATTGGCCGGAACTATTATTTCCTGTACTCCATAATTCTCCAGGAGGGCTAACGGGGAATTGGACCGCTCCAAACCCTATTAAATTCGTTAGTGATAACATTAGTCTGTTGAACTCACTGTGTTATATCTAATAAAAGCGGAATGTATTCGAGCGTCAGCAGGTAAAGTATCAAGAACATTCGCCGCATCCCGAGAAATTTGGAAAAATATGAGATCGCCTGCTGCTGCGTTAGTTGTTAAAGACACGGCTGCTGACTCATTCCTGACTTTTGCGCCTATGTTGGCCTGAGTTACAGAAGACACCGCGCCAAAAGTCTGCTCAAAAGAGGCATCAGCCGTGACAAAAGTCGTCTGAAAATCCCAAATAACATTAAGGGTACTTGAGGAAGTGGTTGACCAGTCGATATGTAGCTCAACAGTGCCTCCGTCCCAACTATCAGGAAATTCAATATCAAACTGCGCAAATTCTTTTAAATCTGGATCAAAATCGAGTGTCGAAAGTGTAATACCCGTTAGGGTCGCTGAGCTTCCTTGAAGTGCGCCATCAGACAATGTTGGCACCATCGCACGCGCCGGAAGATAAATTGTTTGCTCACCAATACCCGAAGTATTCGCCCAAAAATCCGTATTGGCGTCTGGGCTTTTCCCCTGATTACTCGTCCCTGTTCGGCTGCGATAAATAATTCCGTCCTGCTGGACAATGTCGTTCAACGCATAAGTTTCGGCGGTATTCCATATTTTGAGATGAGTAAATTGTGACCAATGGGAGGGATTTGTTAAAGGATCGAAATTCGTGCCCGCTGAAATCGACTCATACAGCGATGAATTGCGAATGACCACATCAGGGATGGTATAGTTAACAGTACTATTCCACTCTGGTAGGCCACCTAGCACATCAATGCCCGAATCATTGAGCCCGACAATATCGTTTTTATCGTCAAAAAGTGTCCCGTTTGCCCGCAGAATCTGCACACGATAAATAACCCCTGGGTCTAAATAAACATCAGGGATGGTACCTGAAGTATCAAGAATAACAGGATTTGAGTTTGCGGTGCCTAATGATGAATCCGTATAGGTGTCATTTAGCCCAGAGGTATCCGTAACATAAAAAAACAACTGACCCCCGCTTAAAGGACTTCCATCAGTATCAATATATTGAGGTGCAGCATTAACAAAACGGCCCATTATTTACCTCCTTTGAGATTATTGCTTTCAGCTAATAATTTACGCATTGCTTTAACTGCTTCTGTTCGGTTCTTTGAGGTGCCCATGCCCTCTACTATTTCTTCAACTGCAGCCATAATCATTCCTTTGGAATCCCGAGCACCCCGCGTTGCCGCTTTAACCGCCTTGCTCGTCTCAGATTGAAATGATGTCCTGGCGGAAGGACCCAGCACAGTATCCAGCTCGTCTGAAAATATTAGTTGATCGATCAAGTTACCTTTTAACGCAGGATCATCTATATCGCCATATTTTTTTGCAATTTTTTCTAGCTCTTCAAACGCATCTTGAAGCGATATACGTGACTGGGCATTCCCCAGGGCTCGCCGCAAAGCAGTGCCCACAGCCTGACTAGCCTTTTCTCCACCAAGGTCCATCTTTCTACCCATAGCGAGCTGGAAATTATTCTTCGCGTTAATAGTGTCCGCATAACGCGTATTAACCTGATCATAGAGAGGAAAATTCTCATCTAATATTTGATCAATATTATGCCTTAAATTTTTAATCGTCATGCCTACTCGGCCAGCTAATCCGCCCGTCTGTTTCGCGTAATCCAGATTGGCATCCAAATACCGTTTTGTTTGATGCAGTTGATACGCGTCCAAAGAAGAGGGGCTTCTTAATCTTGTTACTACATTGTCGATTATTTTTTGAACATCTTGCAGGCCTTCAATGTCCGATCCTTTGTAATAGGGCCTCAAAGAACCGCCTTCTCCTCGCCCCAAATTTACACCCATATCTTTTAGGTCATCAACAAAGCTTGATATGGCAGGCTTAAAGTCAACGCGCTGACCCTTTAATTCATTTCTTGCTACAACGTCTAATCTTTTTCCCGCCTCTCTGTTCGTTCTGTCGACGATCCTGTAGCGGTTCATTACAGTATCGCCCACTACATCAGTCGATCGATTTAAGGCGGCATAACGCGCACTCTGAATTCCCTTTGATCGAATATCTACCATTTTTCTAAAAGCTGTATTGTCAGCTTTATCCGCATGCTTGGTTAAAGCAACGACTGCAGGGTCAAAACCCTGATCAATAACAGCAACCGCTTTTGGATCAGCCGCTAATCGCGGGATATTAGCCCCCGTCCTTTCGAATAATTTTTCGCCGAATCTTGTTTTTGCCGTGGGCGCTTCAGCAACTTTGAAAGGGGCGGAAACTGTATCGGTAAGGCCGCCTTCAATAGCGGTTGCTGTTTCTTGCTGAAGAGGGCTCTGACGCGGACGTATTTTTGATATATCACTGACAACATCACCGACATTAGAAGCCACATCAGAAACCACATTGCCGACATCAGAAACCACATCACCCACTTCAGAAGCAACGTCAGATGCTATATCAGATACAGCTTCAGCACCCTTTTTGGCAGAGGAAGCCGCTTTTGTTGCTCCCTTTGCGCCAAAAATTAATTCAGCCGCCGCCGGAAGATAAGAGGCAAATCTACCTGCCACTTCACTCCCAGATTCTTCTCCAATCCGTTTTTCTAATGTGGCACCCATGCCCTCATTTAAAACCATATCTAATGTCTTTACCGCCTGATCGAAACCCTGGCCCGCTATGAGTTCAGTCAGTGCCGCATAAGGAGCCGCCACAAAATTAGCTCCATCTACAACATTTTCTGCAAGACCCCCTAATGCCTGAAGAAGTTCTTTCCCTTCCTTAGTTTGCGGAGCATAGGCTTTACTGGTAACAACGTCATACCTTTTTTTTGCTTCATCCAGGTCTTCTATTGAAATTTCATCCGATATGGCCGCCTCAGCAAGCCCTATAAGACCTGCTGTAGCCCCCGATGCCGCATGAAGAACACCAGAACCCAAAGTCGCACCTACATCAAGCAGTCCTTTTCCATAATCTAAAGCAGTGGGCTCCTCATCGACCAAAACATAACCCGTAGGAATGGGGGCCAATGTATTATCTGGCACAAAATCATCTTCAACCAAAACATATCCTGCAGGGAGTGGAAGTGCCATTATTTAGCCCTCACTCGGCGTCCGTCAGAAAGCGTATAGGTACCATCTTCGTTCGCTGTTGTTCCAGGCGGCAATGCACCCAATGAAGCACCAGATTCTGGTTCTGGTTCTGGTTCTGGTTTAAAAACACCCTGCAGTCTTTGCATTTCTGCTGTAAAACCAGCCAAATCACGCTGCCTATTAATTCCACCAGCAACAATTTTTTGTAGGAATATGATATCTCTATCACTAATTACGCCTTTAAGAAGGCCTAAATTTTCTTTTGTTAATAAAGCAGCCAATTGATCAATCTGTGCTATCACACCATATTCATCATCATCTACTCTGAACCAATCAATAAGGCCGCCCTCCTTACCTTCCATCGACCCTATAACGTCAGGTAAATTAACATCGTCTAAAATAGATTGTGTTAATCTAACCACATCCTCTCCAGTGGCCGCCTTAAGGTCTACAGCTCTTTGGTTTGTCCTCAACTTTTCAGCCCGCGTGAGCGCCATTTGTGTAGATGTTGAGCCTTCTGTAATAGCCAGTAATTCTTCCATGTTCTCTGGCGTCGCATTAGGATAAATTTTTCTCAGAGTATTAGGCACAGAAGCTATATCCGCCCTCGTTTGTGATAGCGCTACTTGAGCGTTCATGGCTTTAAGGCCTTCTTTTCCACCACCTGCTGCTTTAAACGCTTCCGTAGCTTGTTGGCGGATTCCGGCGGGCAAATCTTTTAATAATAGAGCTGACGGTCCTTTCGGGCTTTTTAATCGATCAATTTCAAGCTGCCTTTTTTCAGCTTTTTGTTCTTTTTCCTGAGTGGCATAACTTTCATAGCCGCTCAATTTATTGATATCAGGCTGATCCTTGGGGATATAGCCTTTTTCCTGCCCGCGCAAAACATCTTTTCTTAGAACCGTTTCAACGGCGTCATATCTTTTGTTTTCTATACCGATCTGCCATGCCTGCGTTGTAATTGGGTTCCCGCCAAGATCAATAACTCTGGCTTCACGATCGCTAGCAAATGCAGCCGCTTTTTCGTAATCCCCTTTGTCCATGAACTGCAGCATTGTAAGCGAGTCATCAGCCATTATTTTCTCGCGCTTCTTAATCTCTTCCTTCTCAGCCCTTTCTTTCTTCGCGACATAACGGGGGCCAGCGGCCTCCATTATAAAGTCGCCAAAACCGCCATACCCTTCTGGAGACTCTGGCTGCCCTGATCCACCAGGAGGTGGCTGACCTAATCCCTCGTCAGGAGCTACTCCCACGTCATCCAAAAGAGAAGTATCTAATCCTGCAGCACTCAGCCCTGCCGAAACATCAAGAGCAGGCATATCATAATTTCTGCTGGGGTCATCAAGGCTAAGCAGGTCCTCCCCGCCAAAGCCGCGCCCAGAATAATCACTTCTCAACCCAATTCTTGCCATTCTAATCTCCAATAATTGCTAGCCTATGCCAACCTTTGCGCCTACGCTCATAGAGCTCGATGATGCGTCGCTTTTTGCGCCTCGTGAAAGTATGATTTTCCCTAGCTGACTGTTTTCAGATATTCCTATTGACGTTAACTGGTCGACCATTGTCTGATAATCAGCAGCAAGATTCATACCCATGGATTCCATGAGACCGCCAATCTTATCAGCCTGAGTCTGTAATGCTTGTAATCCCTGAGCGCCCTGAGTTGTCTGTAAATTAGCAAGCGCGCTTGTGGTTCTATCAAGCCTATCCTGCATTCTAGCACCGGTATCATATCGACTAGCCGCCTTATCTCTATAGGCTCTCTCATAAAGGCCAGAAGCAGCACCCCCTAGAGCGGTTTCCGTCGCTGCTATATTTTGAGCGGTATTTCCATAAATATCAGCTTTTTGACCACCTCGCGTGTTTGCAAAGTCCGCGCCCATCCCCAGCAATTGACCACGGCTTGTCGATGCCTGCAGTCCTCTGTCAGAAAGGCCGCCCAACCGATCATAATAATTGCCAAAGTCCTGCTGGGCCATACCCATTGCCTGTTGTTGTAAGGCACTTTGTATTGCACCCCCACCCAAACCGCCGGTCGCCGAAGCGCCGCGCAACAAGGCCTGCTCTGCTTGATCTCTTAAGAAATCCTGCCCAGGTGATGACTGAAAGTTTGCATACGCTTCAGCTTGAGCCTCTGGCCCCAAAGCACCCGATAGTGCCAACTGAACCTGCTGGGATTGAGCTCCTCCTTCCGTATAAGGCGTAAAGCCCTCAGCTCCTCGCTCAATATACTCTCCGGTCAGAACTCCTCCTTCATCAATACTACCCAAGCCTCCCGTCTGTCCTTCGCGAAGAGCCGTAATAGCAGCCTCCGTGGAGCCAGTAATTGCATCAGTGCTTAATCCGAGCCCCTCCTCTGAAGCCTCTTCAAATCCAATAAGGCCTGTCGGTGGCGCAGAGCTTATCTTTTTCTGATAAACCTTTTCTCCCTCTGGTCCACTGCTAAACTTTGCTTGAATCTCATCTAAAGACGCTCCACTAGCCACTTCAAATGCTATCGCTTTTGGCGAAAGCTGACGCCCATGTATTTTTTGAGAGATCGCCTGTATTTTATTTTCCCTGTCTTTCATCCTAGCAGGATTTCTACGAGCAAATCCCTGGCCTTCCTCTGATTCTAGAATCGCGGCGCGAGCTTGATCTAGAGGCATGTTCTGATAACGTGACAACTCTCCTGGCCGAAGATTTCGTCCATATAACTCCATGCCCAGGGATTGAAGCTTCTCCTTATTTCTAGTGGCAAAACGCGTACCTTCAGGCGATTGACTGAGATGATCGAGTATTTGCTGTGAAGTCATATTCCTATCTTGAAGATTCTTTATCGCATCTGGAGGAAGATTACGACCCAGCTTCTGCATAGCCATATTTTGAATGTCATCAGGCAGTTGTTGGGGGGCGCCTGGCATAGAAAGCCCTGTCTGCTCAGCACCTTGTGGCGAAGCAAAAGCCATCATATTTTGGCCAGCACCTTGTGGCGAAGCAAAGGCCATCAGGTTTTGGTCAAAACCAGCAAGAGACCCGATATCGGGATAGCCGCCAGTGTCGCTAGCATACTGTGCCTGGGAAGCAGGAAAAGCCAATCCGTTAGATTGACCTACATCAATAGAACCGGCCATCCCAGTGTTCCTGGCGAACTGGCCAGAGGGACCGCCCCTTGCGGATATCCCAGCGAATTGGCTAGAGGGAAGGCTACTCGAAGCACCGCCACGAGAAAGTTGACCTTGTGGTCTGCCTTGCACAAAAGTTTGAAGCGCCATCGCAGAAGGATTCGCATTGTTGCCAAACTGGTCCATGTTTAATCCCTGAACCGCTTGAGCCGGTTGAGCCGCATTTTGATAAGGCATAATCAATATTCTCGTTTAAATAATTTTAGCGCTTGGCTCTCAAAGATTCTCGACCAAACTGACGGTAAGACTCCCTGCCCATTCTTTGATTTTGTCCTTCGCGCTTTGTTTGCTTGGCAAAATCTCTTCCCGCTTTTAGAACGTTTTGCCTGTAAACATTCATATTAGTAGGCTCTACCTCTGTGTTAAATTCAGGCATTCTTGCCTCTGTTAATGCAGAGGTATCAAATTCTTGAGGCGTATATTTTATTGCAGAATAATCTACCGGCAGTCCCAGTGCTTGATTCTGCCCCTGTCTTAATCCTGCTGTTAATATGTTTCCAGCCAGGCCGCCTGTATCTGAGATAGCCTGCATCATTGCTGGAGTATTTTTCTGTGTTAAATCAAAAGCACCCTGAGACCCCTTCAGTCTATTTTCAATCGACATCGGAAAAATTTTATTATACTGCTCATTGATTTTTTCATAGCCCTCAACAGTAACGCCCAGCGCCTTCGCTATATCCATTGGTAGAGCACCCGACGAACTTTCACTTTTGCTTTTACTTTTCGAATAAGAACCACCTATACCGAATGGCATAACAATTTACCTCATCTATCATATCTAGGCTGCACATAAAGTGAGCCTGTTTCTTCATCAAAATCTAACGCCTCTTCCAACGAGCTTTGTGCGTTCGCCATCACCAGTTGCGCCGTGTTTTGATCAACAGCATAGCCCGATAATAACTGCACCGCCAGATTCCACTTCAACGCCTCAAACCATTCACTGGGAAAATCGGGGCTGTCTAATTGATCGTCTGAAACCTGTAAGGGGCGATCAAACGTAAAATTGACGACCTGATTGCAATCGGCTGCCGTCTGCCAGACATACAAGCGACCGTTGCCTAACTCGGGATTGTAATACATTTGGATAACAGTGCCCTGGCTATCCTTAATCGTCTGCTGCATGTACTCCTGGCGCGACCATTTATACGAGGGAATTTCATTATTCTGACCAATCGTCTCTGTGCGCTCATTATAAATTCGCATGGGGCGTTCGATTAGATCGGTAAACGTAAACACTTGCGCGCCAGAGGTGACGGCTGACACCATGCCGGTATCAATCTCTAAGGTCGTGTCATCGACGACCTCTACGATAGTGGTCCAATGGCGCGTATTGTCGTCTTGCTTGATGCCAATGAAATCACCATCACTGAGGCATATAAAATTCAGCGATGAGATGGCCACTGATGCCGTCGCTGCTGAAAGTACGTTAGATAACCGAAAACTCATCTCGGTTTGTGTCGCGGTAAATTCCAGCACCACATCGCCGAGAGTATCCGTTGTCTCAGACTGTAAGTCCTCCCCCGTGACCGGATCGATAATGGATAGTTTTGTTGATGGCGTTGAAAAAATTCCTAAACTGTCATTAAGCCCCTCTGCTATAGCTGACCAGCCAATCGAATCCGACAGCGAAATGAATGTCTCGAATCTATCATCGTTATCTCCCTGGCCGAGCTGGCCATCAAAATTCCACCCCACGCCCCAGAAACTACCATCCGATTTTAGGGCTAAGGCAGAAAAGGACGCGGCTGAAAAAGTAGTCCAATCATTTCCGCCCAAGACGAGGGTGAATACATCTTTATCGATTGTTGAGCCAATGCCCAATTGCCCTCTTACATTGAGACCAGTAGCATACCAACTGCCATCAACTTTTTGGGCGTAAGCAGAAAATTCGCTTGCTTCAACAGCGACCCAATTTGTATCTGTGCCGACCTGCGTGAAGACGTCCCTATCCGTCAAATCGCCTAAGCCAAGTTGGCCGGAGCCATTTAGGCCTGCCGCATGTAATGTCCCGTCAGACTTGATGGCAAACGAGGTATCAAAACCCGCTCCTATTGCCACCCAATCCGTAGCACTTCCAACTTTTGTAAAAGTACTTAGATTCGACGTGCCGCCCTGGCCGAGTTGGCCTGAAAAATTCTCACCAACAGTATAGATTTCCCCATTAGCGTTCAACGCGATTTGATGAGTCTCGCCAGAAACTGCTGCCGTCCAATTGGTAGCCCCGAGTGTTTCTTGCGTGAAAACATCCACATTGGAGGTAGTTCCCAGACCTAGCTCACCCTCCTCGTTTAAGCCTGTGCCAAATATTTTTCCCCCTGCCATCGCCGACGTAAAATTTAAGCCTGCTGAAATAGAATCCCAATTTGTTGCACCTGAGCTTTCCTGGGTAAAAAACAGCTTGTCAATTTCATTGCCGAGGCCAAGTTGGCCTGAAAAATTTAAACCTGAGCTAAATATTTCCCCATCAGCGTTAATAGCACATGAATGTTCTTCGCCCACGCTGACAGCAATCCAGTCAAAATCGGTGGTGTCTGCCGCCGTGAAAACAAAGGTTGAATCCGTATTACCAGTACCCAATCCGCCCTCAATATTTGCCCCAGTCCCAAAAATCGTGGCGGGCTCTATAACGCTAGGGGATGTGCCCCCTGAATAAACGGCGGTGACGCGATAGGTTTTACCAACTTCAACGTCCAAAGTGAAGTCGGCGAAACTGGCTCCATCCGAGCCATTAGCCACTGATAGATTTCCTGAAATAGCCGAAAGAATACCGCCGTTGCCCGCCGCCCAAAATTGTGTGGAGATAGGGTCAATGCTGATTTGTTCCGACGCACCGAGCATGCCCTCTGTTGAGTCAACAGAGATCGTGACAGCATCAGCCGCTAGATCAGCCGTGGTGGTAGTGCCAATAAAGTCATCCACCGTTGTAGCTTCATCACCTGAAGGGCCTAGAAAATACGATTCCTTGCCCTGGTCCATAAAGGCAATACCTTCTGTCTGCGCCCACAGATGATGCCCCTGGGCTTGCCAGCGCTTGGTCATGGTGTTCAGGCGCGAAAGCGCAGTCGCCGTATCTTCAGATGTAGGGATTTCATCAGGGCGAATAATGCCGGAATCCAGCAATGCTGCCAGAATGATTTCATTCGCGGTAGATTCGAGTACAGCAGCCATTAGAAGGGTATCTTCTGATCATTGGGGCCTTGTCCATCGGCCCACCGAGTTTCTTGACGCGGCCGTCCCTGCTCTACCGCTATATGCTCCGGACGTGGCCGGATATCCAACTGGGGATGGCGAGGCGACCATTCATCTTTGCCTACCAGCAATCCAGCCTGGATCGAACCTGGCACACCCAAACGGCATTCACTGCGCTTGTATTTCTGACCGCTTTGATCAGAAATTACGTTGTAATCACCGGATTTATATCGCGTTTTCATTTCTTGCGCCGCTTTGATTTCTTGGGTTTTTTACGCGCCTTACCCGCCTTGGCCATCGCAATGGCAATCGCCTGCTTCTGCGACTTACCGGCGCGGACTTCAGTGCCAATATTCTTGCTGATTGTCTTTTTTGAGGACCCCTTGGCTAAAGGCATTAGCGTCCTCGCTTGGCGTAACCTGCTTTAGCCGATTTTTTGGCCTTAGCCTTATTTGGTTTTTTGGACGCCTTCATACCATAGTGGCTTTCCTGCGTCGTACCCTCAGCCTGCTTGCCCGCCAGTTGCTGATTGATCTTATGCAAACCTTTCATGATTTCTTCCTCTTTTTTCGGGTTGTCTTAGCACCATAATACCCTTTTTTGGCGGTACTTTTAATCTGCTTCCCTTTCTTCTGTGTTCTCGTTCTGCGAAGACCGGACTGACTTTTCTTTGCGCCATTACCACCGTTACCGCCTGCACCAGCGCCGCCTGCTCCACCACCACCATTAGGCATGATTATTCCTCTTCTATTGTCACAGCACCATTGAGCGTCCATGTCTGACTGGGGAATGCCTTACTATTCCAGCTATTCCCTGATTCATATTCAGACGGATTCATATCAGCAACCAAAGTGCCGCTCTCATCCGTTAAACCTGAATACAACTTAGCTCTATACATACGGCCAACTATCACGCCATTCCCTGCCAAAGTAGAACCTATATTGAGATCGCCTGTAGATGTATTCTGGCCAATACTACTGAGTGGTTCTGCTGCGCCTAGTTGTATCCAATTAATCCCATCATCTCCGGTATACCAAGTAGCTTCACTGGCCGAATCGTCCCAGACATAACGGAGATGATGCCGACTGTTATCGGCGAATCCAGTAGCCACGTTTGAATCATTGCTGTTGCCATTACCAGTACCAGGGGACGGAACAATATGAGTATCCAGAAAATCCCCACCAAAAACACCTACACGAAAGTAGTAATCACGAGGGGTGCCGAACGTCGGCCCTTTTGTCATTATAAATGACTCACCTCCATTCCAGATGGCATAGGCCACGTCAAAATGCACTTCAATGTCACCGACTATCTGTAGGCTTGCGGTGTTAACAGTATTTATAAAATTGGCTGTGCCAGAAGCATCAGCAAAAAGAGCGAACTTCTCAGGCTCAATGGTACCCCCGACGATCCCTTCTATTGAGATTCCAGGT